ATTAAGATTACACTAAGATTACACTTAGGATTACACTAGGGGGGAGGACCCTTAGACTGCTGCTGCAAGATTAACCCCAAAAAAATTTAGAAAGAAAAATTTGAAGGGGTTATACGTATATATAAAAGTAAATTTTACCCGTACCCCTCGCAAAAATTACAAAAAAAGGTAGTCTAGCAAGCAAAACCATTGATATAACTAGGATCTTATAATATATCTTATATTATTTGGGGTAATTCTGGGCTAATTTTTAGTTATAGGGGTATATCTTTTCATATTATCGATAAGGGGGGTATATGTTACAGAATGTTAACTTGGATTTCTTAAGTGATACCAAGGGAGGACAGAGAAAGTTCTATTGAAGCCTACCAATTGGCAACAGCATATGCAATGATGTCAATATCGGATTCAAACCGATTTCATTTAAACCAACTTAAGAACCATGCAAGAAATTAAAGTTCGCACTAGATCAGCTTACGGCAACACTCTTATTGATATTGTTGACCCAATTCAAAGAGATGCTTTGCAAAGTTTGACAGGCAACAAGACTCTTACTAAATGGAATGTAAAAGATTTAAAAACTTTAGGCTTTGCATTCAAATTAGTAAAAGAGCAAACTGGACTAGAAGCCGACATTCTTCTTTAACGATTCCTTAAAGCTTACTTAGTAGGCTTTAAAGAGTCCTTAAGACTCTACAAACCAAACAAACCAAATTGAACCATGACATCAGCAATCAGACTTGAAAAAGGACATTACGAAATCCCTTGTGAAAATAGAGGATTGATTATTAAAACTAAGTACTTAGGGCTAACTAATTACAGAGGTTCAAGAATCAAAGCTTTACACAAGAGAGACAATGAAAGAACATTCTCAAAGACTATTAATTGGGATTATGCTCTTGAGTCTCCAGACAATCATTATGAAGCTGCAAAAGCTCTTATTGATAATTGGGAATTTAAAGAGTATCACCCAAACATGAAAATAGTTTCTATGGGTTGGGATCACGATCATTATTATTTCGTAGTCGTTTGACTGATTCTTTCTAGGTGGGCTTTCTAGCCTACCTTGAAAGGCTCACAAACCTTTCATTTACAAACCTTACATTTAGAACCACAATGGAATCTAAACACATGAAACTATCTAAAGAAACAAGATTTTATTATCTTGATTATTTACAAAAGCAAATTAACAAACTTGTTAGAAGGAATAATATTCCTATGGCAACACTTGACCAAATGCTTTTTATGATAGATCAACTTAAAATAGAGGACAAGTAAACACCAAAGTCAACCTATAAATTTCCGTAGCCCAAACTTGGAAAACTTATTTTTAAAAATAAATGGGTTGACTTTTCTTTTATCCTTTGGCATACTCATATACAGGTATGCCAAATACCATTAACCAAACTACAGGAGCCACAATGAAAATTACAGACAATGAACACGCTTATCTTCAAGCGTTAATACTTGCGATTACCGCACCATCTGAAGAAAAATCTTTGGAATGTCAAAAGATTGCAGCATCTATCGAACCTCACTTAACTGAGAAGCAAATAGATTTATGTAAAAAAGGTATTGAAGTTTGCTTGGAGTTGTTATGACTACTTTAATTGTTTGGCTATGCCTTACTACTCTTTTATATATCGTTATCAAGGAGTTTAAAAACCATGCCTAGATCAAAGACTGCTACTCTTTGGGAGCTTGATTGTATCTTACATAGAGTTACAAAACTTACCGATAGGAATTTCACTATCTTTCCGCCCTCTGATGAAGAGGGCAATCTTTTAGTAGATGAAACTATTGAGTATTACAAAAAAGAAATCATTAAAACTATTAACGAAATCTAATGAACTTCATGGAAGAGATCAACGAAGAAACTCAGAAGATGCTGAAACTAGTCAGCATACGAAAAGCTGAGAAGACAGCCAACGCAAAGAAGCGGATAGCTGAACTTAAAAAACTAATTAAGTTTTGGGAGCAAGACTTATGAAGTGTACTAAATGCGAAAGCCTAGACATCAAAGTTCGTGAAACTATTTATAGAAAAGCTGAACAGACTAAAGGCTTCCGAAACAAAAGCAGCACACCTTATGTCTATAGACGTAGGGTGTGCCTTTCTTGTGGTCATAGATTTACCACAAGAGAATATACAATCCCTGATCTTATCGCCTTTGGTAAGCAGGGCTATCTTGAGATGATAGAAGACCTAACACCTAACTAATAAACTTACCTATTGGAGAACCACAATGAAAACTAAAATGCCTACACTTTCTGAAGCAACTAGAGTTGTTTATAAAAGAAGAAAGAACGGAACCAAATCTGCTACTAATTTCTTGATAGGAATGAAGCACAACATCAAAGCACTAGGGAATTTACCAGTAGATAAAATTACTAGACCAATGGTTAACAAGATGATGGATATTCTTAAAGCTGAACACAAGAATAGTAATGCAGTAGTCAATCAAAAGATGGGCTACCTGAGAGTCGTACTTCAAGAGATGGAGGAAGACGGCTTTATTGAAATGATTAAGTTCCCAAAACCTAGACCAACAAAGAACAGTAAGGTTCATTATCTAACTAAAGATATGGAGGACGAGCTTCTTGATTATCTACTTATCAATGATTACAGAGAAGCCTACGATATTGTTGCTTGCTTAATTGATCTTGGTTGCAGGGTTAATGAGTTACTAGGATTAGAAAAAAGATTTGTTGATTACGATAACAACCAGATTAATTTTAATGAAAGAAAAAACGATCAGGCTGTAGCTGTACCTATGACTAATAGAGTACAAGCAAAGATAGAAAGATATTACAAACAAATAAAAGACTTTGATAAAGTATTTAATCTTAACTACAGCGAACTAAATGCTATATGGCAGAAGGCTAGGAAGGACTTAGGCTATGCCGATAAGAAGTTTTATACTATCCACCTATGCAGACACACCACAGCCAGTAGATTGGTACAAAGAGGAGTACCGATACTGTTAGTTAAGGATTGGTTAGGGCATGAGGACATAGAGAACACCATGATCTATGCACACCTCGCACCAAAGGCTTTGCACTCTGTAGTGGAGGTGTTGAACTGATGGTTAAACCTAAGATGACAACAGAAGAGAAATCATTTGATACTCTTACAAAAACTATGATGACTATGTATGGTCAGGCTGTCAAAAATAAAAGACAACTATCAAGAATGAAAGTTGCCTATGGTTTTTTAGGAGAGCTTATAAAAGAAGTAGAAAAAAAATATGATGACTGAGCCTAGCAAGAAACAACTAGAGCTAGAGCAAAGTATCTCTAGCATCTCAGCCTATAACAAGATCAGTAAACAAAACAAAAACATAGAGAAGGGTAGAGAGTCCGAGAACTATTATGCTCGCAACATCATAGAGTCAGGACTACAGAAGTTAAGCAAAGCAATACAAGATCATATAGATGAAAGTCTTAGCGGTAAGGTAGGAGTCAAAGCTGTCTCTGCTTTGTTTCTTTCTCAGTTCCCAGATGTAGATGTAGTTGCCTTTATTGCTTTCAAAGTATTACTAGATAATGCTTCACAACTAAAGACAACTGTATCTACTGCACTCAAGATAGGGCAGATGCTAGAAGACGAACTTAGGTTTACTAAGTTTGAAGAGCTAGACCCTAAACATTTTAATAACATAAAGAAACATACCAGAGATACCAAGAACGAAGGCTACAAAAGAAACCTTATGGTCTATCACATGAACAGTAAAGGCCATGAGTTTAAGACTTGGACAAGGGGTAATAAACTTAAGGTTGGGCTGAAGTTGATTGAGTTGATAATGATAAAAATTAATATGGTCAACCTTGTAAACAAGAAGGTAGGCAAGACAACTACAAGTTATGTTGTCTTTACTGATAGGTTCATGAAGTATATAAGGCAGGGTAGATCGAATAGGATTGCTGCCTTTCCTATCTACCTACCTTGTCTTGATGTACCTCGCCCTTGGAAGTCGATTGACAATGGTGGTTACTTTACAGACAGACTAAAAACAAAAGCAATTAAGAGTTCTAATCAAAACTACCTAAACACACTACGAGGAGAAGACTTAACAACAAGTCTGAAAGCGTTAACTCTGGCGAGTCAGACAGCTTGGGGTGTAAATCAGTTTGTATTAGAAACTCTTGAATACTGTTGGGAGGAACGAATAGAGGTTGGTTCATTGATAGATAGGGAGCTTGCAGAACTGCCAACAAAACCACTCGATATAGATACCAATAAGGAAGCAAGAAAAGAGTGGAGGTACATGGCTTCTTTAATCCATGATATGAACGCACAGAATATGGTCAAGCGTTATCAAATACTATCCATGATTGATACAGCAAAAAGATATTGTGACGAAAAATTTTATCACGTTTATCAGTTTGATTTTACTGGTCGTATGTACCCATTAACTGCACACTTTCACCCACAAGGTAATGACATAGCAAGAGGGCTACATAGATTTCATGAAGGTGCAGAGATAAAAACTAAACAAGACTTGAATTGGTTAGCCATAGCAGGTGCTAACCATTGGGGTCTTAATAAACATACCTATGAGGAACGACTTGAGTGGGCTTACATAGAAGGAACCGACTTTGCAGAAGAAGTTTATAAAGATCCGATAGGTAATGTTGGTTTATGGGGTAGAGCTAAAGAGCCATTTCAATTCTTGGCTTGGTGTAAAGAGTGGTGTGAGTTTCAATGCGAAGGGTATGGTTATGTATCTCATCATGTTTGCTGTCTTGATGGTACAAACAATGGCTATCAACATATAGCAGGTCTTATATCTAATCAACATCTAGCTAACAAAGTTAACCTACAAAATGTTAATGAACCACAAGATTTATATAAACAAATCCTTGATGTTCTGTTGATGCTACTGAAGTATGACAAGTCTGAACAGGCTGCAATCTGGTATGCACAGAAAGATAAATTGACAAGAAAGTTTATTAAGAAACCTGTGCTTATGATTCCATATAACTCAACTACATTCGGCATAGCTAACTACATAGAAAAATATTTTGTAAATGAAAATGTTTTTATCGCAAAAAATTTTAAGAATAATTTTTATCTAGCAACCATGATTGAACAGGCAGTAAAGTATGTTACCCCAGAAAGCTATGAAGTATTGAAATACTTGCAGACTACAGCCTTATGTTTTAACAAGGAGAACAAACCTATCTCTTGGCATACACCATCAGGGTTTCTTGTTCAGCAGAACTACTACAAGAATGATGTCAAAAGAGTGAAGACTAAACTAAGTAACTCAAGTGTCAGGCTTAGTCTTGCTGAACCTGATACAAGTAAGGTTGATAAACGTAAACAGGCACAGGGTTTTCCTAGCAATTATATACATAGTCTTGATGCTGCACATTGTCACATGAGTTTAGTTGAAGCAAGCAAGCATGATCTAAAAAACTTTTGTGTCATACATGATTGTTATGGCAGTCCAGCTAGTGACCTACAAAGGTTTATAGAATGTGTAAAGCAAAGTTTCTTTAACATTTATAGCGACAATAATCTAGATAATTTATACCATCAAACAACCCAACAACTAAGTGATAGTAGCAAGTTACCAGCAGCACTAGATATGGGAGACTTTAATATTACAGATGTGTTGACAGCACCATATATATTTACATAGCAAGAGATCAAGGTATAGTTAAGGAACGTCTTTTATAGACGCAATAAAACGGAAACCAAACCAAGGTACATTCATGGAAAATTTAAAACCAGAGACTATTAAGATAGTCACACCTAACCCTACCAATTTTAGGTATTCATATCTTGTTACTCCTGATGAATATTTAGGGGTAAAAAAATATAAAGCAGAGTGTCTTATTAAACAAGGCACAATGATGAAAGATGAAATGGGTAGAGAAGTTGATGCAGTTGAACATCTTATTGATAGGCTTGAAGGCTTACTCGATAGGTGGAAAATAAAACTTAAAGAAGCTTATCCAGATAGAAAGTTTACCCTTACAAAAAATAAACATGGCGAGCCAGCTTTGCCTTGGTCAACAGAAGAAGATTACCTTGTCATTAAAGCGAGTAAGAAGGCAGGTGGGGTAAAACAAAATGGTGATGTATGGACTAATGCTCCTGTTGCTTTTTTTAACAATGATCTAACTCTTATGAAAGATGAGATTAAACAAAGTTATGAAAAGATTAGTCCAGCTTTAGAAGGGCAGATGTCTATGAAGTGTAGTGGCTATGACGCAGGTGCTAATGGTGTCGGTATCAGATGCCAACCCTTACAAATCATTATTAGAAAACACGCTGATTGGACAGGTGTACCTGACTTTGAAGCAGCACCACCGAGTAGTTATGAAGAAAAAAGTACTGCGTCAACAGCAGCCGACTTCTAAATACAAGAGTAAATTTGAAAGTCAATTTGCTGACAACTTAACCAAAAAGAAAATTATCTTTACCTATGAAACTCTCAGCATTGACTATGAAATCACTTGCACCTATCGCCCTGACTTTATCCTCAACAATTTTATTGTGGAAACAAAGGGCTACTTCTCAAAAGAAGATAGACGCAAGCATCTTGCAATTAAGGAGAAACGACCCGACCTAGATATAAGGTTCTGTTTTCAAAATAGCAGAACCAAACTATCTAAAGCCAAGAACTCTATCTCTTATGCCAAATGGTGTGAGAGACATGGGTTCCAATACTGCGAAAAATTTATTCCTGATGATTGGTATGAAAAGCCAATACAAAAACAAAATAGTTTGCCCTGAGTGCGGTAAAAAAAACTGTGCTGTCTTTGATGATGGACACCACCATTGCTTCACTATGGACTGTGGCTACACCTACTACCCAAACAAAAAAGAAAAGAAAGTGACCACTAAGATTATTCCTATATACAAAGCAAACCCAAAGCTATTGAAGGTAACACCAATAGCTTTACCCAAACGTGGAATCACTAAGGAGACTTCAGAACTATTTGGTTATGGTATGTCAGAGATGAGAGGACAACCAGTACAGGTAGCTACATATAAAGATCAGAAAGGTAATGATGTTGCACAGCACATACGCTTTCAAGATAAGAAATTTATATGGATAGGAGATATGTCAAAAGTGCAGCTATGGGGTCAGCATCTATGGAGACAGCATGGAGGTAATGGTTCTGTCTTCTTAACTGTATGTGAAGGTGAGATTGATTGCATGAGTGCTAGTCAGATACAAGGTAATAAGTTTCCATGTGTTTCTATACCATCAGGTGTGCAGTCAGCAGCCAAGTATCTAGCAGCTAACTACAAATGGCTTGATAGTTTTTGTCGTATTGTTATTTGCTTTGACAATGATGAAGCAGGTAACAAAGCAGCAGAGAAGTGTATGGAGGTATTGCCAAGAGGTAAGGCAGCCATAGCAAGACTAGATCGTAATGATATAAACGATCATCTATTACTAGGAGAAGGAGAGCTAGTCAAAGATAGATTATGGAAAGCTAGACCAGTAAGACCTGACTCTCTTATCAATGCAGCAGACGCTTGGGATTTGTTTACCAAAGAAACAAGTAAACCTGTATCAGACTTTCCATTTCCAAAGTTGAACGAATACACAAAAGGTTTGTTTCCTAGTCAGATATTTACAGTAGCTTCCGCAAGTGGAGCAGGTAAGTCCACGATATGCAGAGAACTATGTCATCACTTCTTAAAAAGAAACCTCAAGGTTGGTTATATTGGGTTAGAAGAATCAGTACAAAGAACTCTTCAAGGTCTTGTAGGTATTGACTTGAACATTCCTTTGCACTTAAATGAAGATGGCATAACTAAAGATGATCTGCGGATTGCGTTTGATAACCTCACATCAACACGCAATCTTTTTTTATACAACCATTTTGGTAGTCTTGAACCTGATGTATTACTAGAACAGATAAGATATTTAGCTACTGTTGATGGAGTAAAGGTAGTTATATTAGATCACATAAGCATAGTCTTGTCTGGTCTTGAACTAGATAATGAACGCAAAGCAATAGATATAATAATGACCAAGCTTAGAAGTTTGAGTGAAGCAACTGGTATAGCTATTGTATTGGTCAGCCATTTACGCAGACCACAAGGACAATCGCATGAGTCTGGTAGAGAGGTTGATACATCAGACCTAAGAGGTAGTCATAGTCTTTTACAACTATCAGATGTTGTAATGTCAGCTTCATCC